ATGAAGAGCGTATTGTCCCAACTAAAAAATTAGAACCTAAGTATGATTATGAATCAGAATTAGCATTTCGTGAAAAGGAAAATAAATGAGTATATTAGATAAAATCAAAAAGAATAGTAGTATTAAAGATTCAGCTATTCTATCCAAATCAAAGTTCTTTACACAGAAGGACATGATTCCCACCTCGGTGCCCATTATCAATGTGGCATTAAGCGGTAAATTAGATGGGGGTTTAACACCAGGTCTTACAATGTGGGCAGGTCCATCCAAACATTTTAAGACAGCATTTTCATTATTGATGGCCAAATCTTACTTGGACAAATATCCTGATGCAGCCCTTTTATTCTATGATTCGGAGTTTGGAACGCCGCAGTCTTATTTTGATTCCTTTGGTATTGACACTAATCGTGTGTTACATACCCCTATTACTGATATTGAAAAACTGAAAATTGATATCATGCAACAACTCAATGAAGTTGAGCGTGGTGAACATTTAATTATTGTAGTCGATTCGATTGGTAATCTGGCATCAATCAAAGAAGTTAATGATGCGTTAGAAGGTAAAACTGTTGGTGATATGTCGAGAGCCAAGGCAGTCAAATCATTATTTCGTATGGTAACTCCACATTTGAATCTTAAAGATATTCCAATGATTGTAGTAAATCATACTTACATGGAAATTGGTATGTTCCCTAAAGCCATTGTTGGTGGTGGAACGGGATCATATTATTCAGCCGATAATATTTTCGTTATAGGCCGCCAGCAAGAAAAAGAAGGTACTGAGGTTATTGGTTATAACTTTATTATTAATGTGGAGAAATCGAGATATGTCCGTGAAAAATCTAAAATACCTGTTACTGTTCGGCATGATGGTGGCATTAGCCGCTGGAGTGGGTTACTTGATATATCACTTGATGGTGGATTTGTTGTTAAACCATCTAATGGTTGGTACTCAAAGGTGGACGAGGATGGCGTCATAGAAGATAAGAAGTATCGTATCAAAGAAACTGATACTGCTGATTTTTGGATGCCAATTCTGAAAACCAAAAAGTTCCAAGAATTTGTACAAAGTAAATACCAGATTGCTGCCGGTGATATTATGCAAGGTGGATCCGAAAATCTATTTGATGATATTGTTACTTCAAACGGAGTCGAAGATGATTGAAGGAATTGATTATTGTTTTATCTACCCAAAAGAGGATTCACAAGGTGTTAATATTAAATTTTTGGATGGACCTTATAAAGATACCATATTTAAGTTCGGTAAGGTAAAGTTTGAAGAAAAAGATGAACAGATGTATTTACTTTTTGGTTACGATGTGTTAGAATCCACCGTGAACAAACCAAAGAAGTTGGAAAAAGATGAAACGTTTAAGAATTATATTGGTGATTTACTTGTCGAACTTATGTCGGCTAACATTGAGCAGGAATTAATTGATGAAACTGGAACAAGCGATTCTCAAGAATCTGGTCTATAACGAGGACTATTTAAGAAAAGTATTACCATTTATTAAAAGTGATTATTTCTCGGACAGAACCGAGAGGACAATATTCAATGAAATTACATCATTCACGGAAACTTATAATAACCCGCCAACGGTTGAAGCACTTAGTATTGCCGTCAAAGAAAAGAACAATCTCTCGGATGACGAAGTTCAGAAGTGTGAAGATTATATCAAAGAGATTGAAGCAAATAGCAAAACAGAAGCCGAGATTCAATGGCTTATTGATAAGACCGAAAAGTTTTGCCAAGAGAAAGCCATATACAATGCTGTATTGGGGTCTATTTCAATTCTCGATGGTAAGGACAAAAGCCACGACAAAGGTGCGATTCCCAAGATATTATCGGACGCTTTGGCCATCTCTTTCGATACAACCGTAGGACATGATTACTTAGAAAACTCAGATGATCGATTTGAATTTTATCATAGAAAAGAGGAACGAATTCCTTTTGACTTGGACTGCTTCAACAAGATTACAAAAGGTGGTCTGCCAGCTAAAACTCTCAATATTGCTCTTGCTGGGACTGGCGTTGGTAAATCTTTGTTTATGTGCCATGTGGCAGCAGGAGCAATGGTTCAAGGTAAAAATGTGTTGTATATTACACTTGAAATGGCTGAAGAAAAGATTGCTGAACGTATTGATGCAAATCTTTTGAATGTAACACTTGATGATTTAATAGACTTACCAAAGGATATGTATGATAAAAAGGTCAATCGTGTTCGTGAGAAGTGTACTGGCAAACTCATTATTAAAGAGTATCCAACCGCTTCAGCGTCTACTACTCACTTTAGGACTTTATTGAATGAACTTAATCTCAAAAGGTCTTTCGTACCTGATATTATTTTTATTGATTACCTTAATATCTGTTGCAGTTCTCGTATTAAGGCTGGTGCGAATATTAATTCGTACACCTATGTTAAATCAATTGCAGAGGAGCTTCGGGGTCTTGCTGTTGAGTATAACGTTCCTATTGTATCTGCGACACAGACTACCAGATCAGGATTTACATCGAGTGATCCAGGACTTGAAGATACGAGTGAATCGTTTGGACTTCCCGCCACCGCAGACTTGATGTTTGCTTTGATTTCTTCTGAAGAATTGGAAGAAATGGGACAGATGATGGTCAAACAATTGAAGAATCGTTATAATGATCCAACATATTACAAACGATTTACAATTGGTGTTGATAGAGCCAAGATGAAACTATTTGATGTTGAACAATCAGCACAACAAGGTATTGCTGATGCCGGCCATATTGGCACTCACAATAAAATACAACACAGTAAGAAGTTTGAAGGCTTTAAAGTATGAAATTAGAAAGAGCGGATGCTCTCTATGTGGCAAAAGTATTTCACGATTATTTTAGTAATATGGGAAGTACCGAAGAATACATGCGTGATGAGAAGTTGAAAAATCTTGAAAACTTACCATCATCATTATTTCCACCAGAAGATGATTTGTTCTCGGATTTCTCCATGCACCCAAAAGACATGAATATTGAGGTGTGTGAAATACCAGGAAGCCAATTTGAAACATTACTTTCCATTACCAGTTCTCACATCAACAAAGCACCAGTTGGCAAAAATATACAATTGGCAGTCAAAGAGAAGAACTCAGGAAAGATTCTAGGATTCATTCGGTTAGGATCACCAGTCATCTATATGAAACCTCGTAATGAACTCTTAGGACAGGTCTGGATTCAACAGGAAGATACTGCTAAAAGATTCAATACTGCTTGTGTTATGGGATTTGTAATTGTACCAGCACAGCCATTTGGATTTAACTATCTTGGTGGTAAACTTCTCTCTGCCATTTGCGTTAGTCATACTGTAAGAGAAATTTGCAATAAGAAATATGGCATGAATGTTTGCCTATTTGAAACTACCAGTTTATATGGATCGACTAAAACGGTATCACAATATGATGGTATGAAACCCTATATTCGTTTTCAAGGATTAACTGAATCTGATATTGTTCCAATGATGCACGGTGAGCGATACCATGATTTGAAGAACTATGTGGAGAATATTACTGGAGATTTATTGGCAGGCGATACATCGAGCACCAGTAGAAAGCTAAGAACCTTTACCAAGATTATAGCTCTCACTAAAGCAGCTTTAAAAGGAACTTCTGAAGGGGATGCATTCTCTTTAACGATTGAGAACGCTAAAAAGTTGACAGAGAAGAAAAGATATTATACATCCGATTTTGGGTATAATAATTCAGTTGATTACATGAATTGTAAAACTGATACTTTAATTCCTGGTCCTAATTATGAAAAGCATGAGTTAAAAAACATTGTTGAATGGTGGCGGAATAAAGCTATAAATAGATACGAAACTCTCAAGACTGAGGGTAGATTGAGGACAGAACTTGAAATCTGGACTTCAGGTAAAGACATTCAAATTATAAGATAAAATGGCTAAAACAGATAATCAAGAAAATGGTTCAAAATGGATCTTTCAGAGAGCATTGAAGGACAACGTAAATTATACCAAATTAATGCCCACCAATCAATTCATTAGTAAAAAAGAACAAGGTGAAGTTATATCGGCCTATGAGAATTCCAATCCAAAAAAAAAGTTAAAATGGCCTGATTGGATGAATGTTAAATTGGATAAAAAATATTCCGAATTACAAAAAATCTTTGATCCAACATTTAACATAAAAAAAGATAGTGATCCTATTCCAGATAAATGGTTACTGTCCTATTTTGGCCAACAAAAAGCACTATTGGACAAATATTCAGCTCCACAATTTAAAGAGGCTCGGTTTGATCGAGGAGAAAACTTTATGGAATTTGTTGATAAAATGTTTAGGAAAGCAGGAGGATCTGGAAATATCAATACTTGGAATCCTGCTGATTTGTGGATAGTTGATACGAAAAAAGAACCCGATTTAGAAAAAAAATTGGAAGAAACAATTAAATATGGTAATAGACTTCCTAATAACATTAGAGAAAAAGATGAGAAAATTCAAGAATTAAATTCTTTATTAAGAGGGTATTATAGAAAATCAATTGTTATTGGAGTATCATTAAAACAAACGGATCAAAATGCAATATATGTTCCTGTTAATGTTTTAGCAAACGAAGAAAAAACAATGAAAGAATTTGATATCATTAAAGATTTGCGTTGTGAAATTTCTGAAATTGTTTGCAAATTAAATATTAAACCTGTACCTGTTGGAAACATTGAACTTTTTAAATCAATAATGGAAGATGTTGGTGTTTCAACAAAATATTATCCTGACAATCCTATGAGTTTTCACGCAAAACATACTGAAATTTTTATAACAGATAATTATTATAATGTAAAATATAAATTTGATATAATGTCAACGGATGTTCGGCATCTTAAAAATTTAAAATATGAACCCGGCCAAGTTGGTAAACCTCTGGCGAAATTAGGACAAGCTGGAGTAAAAGATGTTGATAAAATCTTTGGAGATTATGGAGTTAATTTTAAAAATGATCACAATCAATACCTAAGAAAAATTGATGATAAAGAAATAGATAAGATTGTTGATAAATTTAATAAAGCTAAAAACAAAGCAGGAGTAAAATTCAGCTCCTCAATCGCTTCAGATAAAGAATTTAAAACAAATTTAAAAATGGTTTATAAATCCGATCTAGGATCTGCGGTGTCTAAATTAATGCAATTAGATTTAATTTCTGAATTATTATCATTATCCGACAAAGAATTGAGTAAATTATTAACTGATATTGTTTTCTTTGCTCAGAAAAAAGGTAAAAAATATGGTCCATTTGGAAAGGTATACTAATGGCACTCGTTGATTTTGATAAACTTGCAAAGCAGTATGAGAACTCCGATGATTTTGGATTCTCTGCCGTATCCGAAGAAGAATACAACTCAGTAATCAATAAAACTGCTGCAACGGCAGATGATTATAAAGCTCGATTGGCCGAATTGGAAAAAATGATTATTCCATTCCTCACCAAGTTACATTCGACCGGAGATAAAGAATATATATATTGGCCTAATCGTAAACCAATAATCGAAGCACAAATTGAGAAGATACTAAAACTGACGAAAGATTAATTATGCAATTTTATAATGATGTGAGAGATAGACTTGGACATAGACAAACTGGATTTGATTATATCTTTGATTACCTCAAAACAATAGAAGATCCATTCATAGTAGAAACTGGCTGCGCTCGTCAATTAGACAATTATGAAGGTGATGGCCAAAGTAGTTTGTTATTTGACAAATATATAAAAGAATACAATGGCTATTTTTGGACAGTAGACCTTGCAGAAGAATCGGTAAATTATTCCAAAAGTAAAATGACTTCCGAAAATAGTATTGTTACTTTAGGTGATAGTATTACACAACTAAAACAACTAAACAAAATTTTACTAGAACAAGAAAAGAAAATTGATTTTTTATATCTAGATAGTTTTGATGCTCCCCGTAATAATCCTGAAGTTCTCTTCCGTAGTGCGTTACATCATTTATATGAGTTATCTACGATAATGCCATCATTAAAATCCGGAGCTTTAATTGGAGTTGATGATAATTGGGTTGAAAATGATAGACTTGAGGGTAAAGGAAAAATTATTAACGACTATATGTCCAAACTAGGAATAGAGCCTTGTGAAGTAGGATATCAATTATTTTGGAGAATATTATAATATGTCTGCAACCGTAATTATACCAACTACTGGTGCTGCACCAGTACACGAATCAATTAAATCCGTACTAGAACAAACCTACGATACTAAGTGTTATATTGTTTGTGATGGTCCAGAATTTGTTTATGCTGTAAAAAACCACATTAAACAATTTGAAAAACATCCAAATTACAAAAAAATTATATTTTGTGGTTTACCAATCAATGTTGGTGCCAAAGGATTTTATGGTCACCGTGTGTATGCAGCCTTTACACATCTTGTTGATACTGAATATGTAATGTATCTTGACCAAGATAATTGGTTGGCACCTAACCATGTACAAACTTGTGTTGATACCATTGAAAAACGTAATTTAGATTGGTGTTATTCTCTGCGACAAGTACACAATAAAGACGGTGATTTTATCTGTAACGATGATTGTGAATCTCTTGGTAAATGGCAAACTTATCACGGTATTAATCACATAGATACAAACTCCTATTGCCTAAAGACATCAATTGCTGTAAAATTAGCGAGTGCTTGGCATGGTGGTTGGGGTCAAGATAGAGTGTTTCTTAGTGCAGTAACTCAATACTTTCCAAAGTGGGATTGTACAAACGAATATACAACCCATTATCGTGTTGATGGTGGTGAAGGTTCTGTAACAGCGGACTTCTTTATTAATGGTAATGAAGTGATGAATAAAAAATATAATGGAGTTTTCCCATGGCGTCAAAAAACTTAATCATTGGTGGTTTCACAAACTACGGCATCAATCAACTAAAACCTTGGGTTCTATCAGCAAAAGAAGTTGCTGGATCAAATGATGTTGTTTTAGTTTATGGTAATGCATCTAAAGAAACATTAGATTGGTTAGTAGAACAAGGTGTTCAAGTTGTTCCAATGTTGCAGGTTCAAGGTATACCAATTCATGTTTTACGATTCTTATCGATCTATGATTATCTACATAATCATCAAAATGAATATCGTTATGTTGTCACCACGGACGTAAAAGATGTTTACTTCCAAAAAGACCCATTTGTACAAATAGAAGAAAATCAGATTGAATTAATTGTTGCTTCTGAAGGTTTGGCATATTGTGATGAACCTTGGGGCAATGAGAATCTAATGCAAACTTATGGTCCTTATGTGTATGAACAATTTAAAAATAATCAAATATTAAATGTTGGCACTTTTGGTGGTGAATTTGAATATGTTAAAGATGTTATTTTCCACATATTTACTAACGCAATTAATAGACCTATTCCCATTGTAGACCAAGCAGTATTCAATGTATTGATGAATACACAACCATTCCTTGATATTCGATACACTACATTTGATTGGGCGGCTGAGTTAGGTACAATTATGGATCCATCTAAGATTCAACATTTTAGACCAAACTTATTGTGTGATGAACCTACATTTGAAGATGGATTAGTAAAATACCAAGGTAAACCTTACTCAATTGTACATCAATATGATAGAGTACCAGTTTTAAAGAAGTTTGTCCAAGAGAAATATGGCCAAGAAGATGAATCACAATATTTTATTTACAGGACTTAAATGAAAATCTTTATTACAGGCATCGCAGGGTTTCTAGGTAGCCACCTTGCCGACAGAATGCTAGAATTAGGACATGAGGTCATTGGTAACGACACCTTAATTGGTGGTTATCGTGATAATGTTCCTAAAAAAGCAAAACTCTATATTATAGATTGTTGTGATAATGAAAAGATGACTTATGTTATGGAAGGTTGTGATATTGTAATTCATTGTGCTGCAACGGCACACGAAGGATTATCTGTATTCTCTCCTAGTTTCATTACACGAAATATTTTTGAAGCTAGTGTATCAACAATCTCAGCTGCAATTCAAAATAAAGTAAAAAGATTTGTTTTCTGTTCTAGTATGGCTCGTTATGGCAATCAACAAACTCCATATACGGAAGATATGACTCCAATGCCTGAAGATCCATACGCAGTGGCCAAAGTTGCTAGTGAAGATATTTTAAAAATGCTTTGCGAAACTCATGGTATGGAATGGAACATTGCTATTCCACATAATATCGTAGGACCACGGCAACGTTACGATGACCCATTCCGTAATGTTATGAGTATTATGATTAATCGTAATTTGCAAAATAAACCTTCAATCATTTATGGTGATGGTTTACAAACTCGTTGTTTTTCTTATATTGGCGATTGTATTAGTTGTTTAGAAAAAATGGCATTAGATCCTAATATCGTAAGCGAAACAATTAACATTGGTCCTGATGAAGGTACAATTACTGTTGCTCATTTGGCTTATTTGGTCGCTGAAGCAACTGATATGAGAAAAGATAACATATGGCCACCAATTCATATGCCTGACCGACCAAGAGAAGTAAAACACGCATCTTGTTCTGCCGATAAAGCTCGTAAATTATTGAACTATGAAACCAAAACTAATTTAGAAAAAGCAATTCAAGAAACTGTTGAATATGTTAAACGAAAAGGATCAAAACCTTTCGATTATACTTACCCACTTGAAATTATCTCAGATAAAACACCAAAAACATGGAAAGATAGGATAATGTAATGACTTTAGTTGATATTATGGTAGAAAACAATTGGCGTAATGATACACATTATGAATTTGGTACAGATAAAGAGTTTAATCATCGTTATTGTACAGCATTTTATGATAAAGAATTTTTAAAGTATAAAGACAAAGAAATTAAGTTATTGGAAATTGGAGTCCACCGTGGCGGAGGATTAGCAGTATTTCATGAATATTTTAAAAATGCTGAAATTTGTGGTGTTGATCCGTTTGATTTTGGTGCTATAAAAAATTGTGAATCTTTTCCTAGAATAAAGATTTTTTATGCTGACGGATATAAAGAACAGTTTTCCAGTTTTTTACCTAGTTTTGATATTATCATTGATGATGGTCCGCACACCAAAGAAAGTCATTTACAGTCATTAAATCTTTATTTACCAAAATTAAACTCCGGCGGTGTTTTTGTTATTGAAGATATTGCTCAAATGGAGTGGACCGAAGAATATAAAATGATAGTACCAAACAATATGAGTTATGAAGTGATTGATGCTCGTGAAATTTCTGGCATGTCCGATTCTATTATGTTTGTGGTAAGATATGACTAGTATATCGTTTTGCCATCTTGCTTCAGCAGGTAAAAAACTATCAACATTAAAAATGGTAGATAATGTTCGTATATATTATCCTGATGCTTATTATTTTTTAGCCTCAGACGCAGCTGACAATTTATCTGAGATTGCATTTTCATATAATTGCGACTATCGTTTTTATACCAAAAAAGTAGGTTATCCTAGTTATAATCTAGAAAAAATATTATTATGGTTTGAACGATTCCGTTATGCTTGCCTAAAGTGTAATACTTCACATATAATGATGATGGAAGATGATGTTTGGATTAAAAAGAATATTACAGTAGATGATAGTTGGGAAATGGCAGGCCACAATATTACAGTTGGCAATATTATTCCTAAAAATATTATAGACAGCATTACGGAATTTTCTGGTAAAAAACCACTCACAAATCAATATGGTTGCGGTGGAGGATCCATCTTTAAGGTATCGACCTTCTTAGATAACTATGATAGAGTAATTGAATGGTTTAAATTGAACCATGATACTTTCCAACAACAATACAACCCGCTTGGTTATATGGACTGTTACATGGTAGTTTATTATATGTTGTGTGCAAAAGATTATGATGTTAATTCTTACATGACGGATTCACACCACCATACAAATGATGGTTACGATTATGATAAATTTGCAAATGATCAACCTAGTCACATTGAAATTGTGAATAACTATAAGAAATATTATTGGACATGAAAACATTAATTATTGGTAAGAATAGCTTTATTGGTAAACATTTTTATCATGCTACCAAAAACGTGGATATTATTTCTTATTCCGATGTTGACAAAGTAGATTTTTCCAAGTATAATACTATATTGAATTGCGCAATTACTCCCGAATTTAAAATTGAAGATTATAAACAACGAAATGATTTGGATTATCAAGTAGCCATTTTGGCAGCTGCAAATAAATGCCATTATATTATGATGAGTACCAGAAAAGTTTATGGTACTTGTGATGATTTGCAAATTTTAAATGAAGAATCCAAACTTGAGGCCAACGATTATTATGGAGATAACAAAGCAACATCCGAAAGAAAAATAGTAGATTTGGGAGGTTCTCATACAATATTAAGAGCATCCAATATTTACGGTTTTGAATACGGCAGAAATTCTTTTATGGGTTTCTGCATGAATCAATTAAAACATAATGATGAAATTGTATATACAATTAGCGGTAAATCTAAACGAGATTTTATTTCAATTAAATCTGTATGTAAAGTATTGAATAAAATTGTAGAGAAGAAACCTACAGGAATATATAATTTAAGTTCCAGTTACGGAACAGAGATTGGTGAAGTTGCGAGAGCTTTGATTGAAGGATATGAATCTGGTAAATTTATTGAATCTGGTCAAATAAAAGACCAATTTATTTTGGACAATAGAAAATTATTGAAAACATTGGATATTGAATTGCCTATCTTTCAGAGAAAATATATTAAAAAACTTGGTGAAAAATTATGAATAATGATATTAGTATTGTAACATTCTTCTTTGATATGGGTCGAGGCGACTGGACTCCAGAAAAAGGATTTCCACATTATCTGCATCGTACCGTAGATACTTACTTTGAGCGATTCAGTTATATGGCTCAATTAGATAATGAAATGGTTATCTTTACACATCCAGATTTTGTTGAACGAGTTGCTGCTTTGCGTAAAGGTAAAGAAGATAAGACTAAGATTGTACCTATGGATTATCTTTCAATGTTCCACGGTGAGAAGAAAAAGATTTATGACATTCAAAGAACAACAGAGTTCCAAAGAAAAGTAAGTCCTTCACAACAGATTAATCCGGAATATTGGAACGCTAATTATGTACACCTGATGTTTCTAAAATCATTCTTTGTTAAATGGGCATTAGAAGCAAATCTAATCACCAATGATTATGTTGCACAGATTGATTTTGGATATTGTCGTACACAAGATAAAATTCCACCAAGTAAAAAGTGGACATATAATTTTGGTGAAGATAAATTCCAATTATTTGGCTATCGTGAATTTCCAAAAGATAAAACAATCGAAGATGTAATCTTTAATAATACAGTTTATATTTTGGGCGCCAAACAAGTTGGTCACAAGAATCTGTGGCCTGAAGTGAATAACTTGATTTGTGAAAGTATGGAAGAATTACAAGCAAAGAATTTGATTGATGATGACCAAACCTTGTGGTTGATGGCTTCATTGAAGAAACCAGAAATGTTTAATCTGAACATCATTCCTGACCACCAATTAGGTCATGATTCGTTTGTTTTGTTTAACAATTATAATGATACAGTAAAATGAGAATATATCTTAGTGGAACTGCTAATCTAGGCGACTTTTTAAATGGAATGCCAGTAATGTCTGGTGTTAGTAAATATATTGGTAAGTATGAGTTAATCATTAAAAGTGGTATGCGTAAGTTTAAAGGCATCAAAGAATTTTTGATGTATCAAGACCTATTTACCGATGTTGTATTTGACGATGAAGTATTCATGTACGGTGAAATGATACAATTAAGTTCTTGGCCAATGCGGGAAGATAAGAATGACCCATATCGACCAATCGAAACTTGTCGTTATGAAAATTGGTTGAATGACCACTACAGGATGTTATTTGAAGTAGATGATGATTTCACAGTAAAAACACCGGAATATGATATTGATGTGAAAGATGAATATTATGTTGGTGACCGATGGGCTGTAGGTGAAATTGATGACCGCAGAGAAACTCATATTCTATCTCACCTTGAGAAATATAATTTCATTGATTATGATAGACCAATGTTGGAAAATGCTTACATTATTAAGAATCTAAAGAAACCATTTATCACAAACTTTACCGGTATTGGTATGTTAGCAGACCTTTGCAATGTTCCGTTGTATTGTGTTTGGAAAGCAGAAGATTGGAAACCTGAGTTTAGAGTTGGTAATGATGTGTCTTGGGATAATGGCAAAAATATTGATAAAGTATTTGAGAAGCATTTTTATTTGAACCGCCAAGCAAAACTGGTTCATGCAAAAGATTTGGAGAAAAAACTTGACCATTTTAAACATTCATAAAGGCTGTTTTGGTGATTGTATTCGCAATGGTGATTTAATTGCTGTCGGTAATGTTATTGAACATTTAAGAAAAGTAAACAATCAACCACACATCAAATTTCACATGATGCCGGGTGCAATCAGTTCGGAAGAATATTGTCAGAAGTTTTTTGAATTCTTAAAGAAACAAACCGATTGGTTCTCCGAACATCAAAGTCAGGACAGTTTACAATGGGAAAGAGTTAATCTTTGGGATTTTCGTGATATATCTGGTGATTTGGTTAAAGTACCAAACACAAAAGAAATGAGGAAAAAGATTGTTATATTTCCACTCTTTGATGCTCCATATAATCAATATCGTAATTGGCCAAGAAATTTACTTCAACATCTAATTGAAAAATATAATGCCAAAGAATATGATGAGTACATTAAGTTAATATGTACGAAAGAACCTGCTTATTTTGGTGAAGATTGGATTAATAGTACCGACTTTATGGAAAACATATACCACATTATGGATGCCGAAATATTCATTGGTGGTGACACAGGAACAACACATTTTGCGTTTTCGCTTGACAGGGCACCTAAAACTATGTTATACTATAACTCCAGTCGAGGTTTAGTCCATACTTTACCATTCTATCTCATGGAAGGCAAAGGAAAAATGGCAACTTATTGGTTGGATTTTGAAGGAACCAAGTTTTAAACCCAACATTTAAGTGACTATGTATCTAACCCAACCTTTCTACGGTTTAGAATGGTTCAGGTAAAAGTTGTATAAATAAGTAAACCGGCAACCAAAGTGTGTTGCATATCAGAAGGATCCTAATGCAGTCGTTTTTAACTTTTCTAAAAGAAGAATCAGAGGCCGGCGATGGCAAACTTAAGCACATACACCATGCTGAAGATCGTCCATTGTTGCATGGTACCAAAGGGTTTGAACACGCATATAATGCTTTAAATCAAGCACACGAACATATTAAGTCTGGTGGGCATAGTTCTGCACTAACAATGAAATATGATGGCTCTCCTGCCGTTGTATTTGGACACCATCCTGAAACAGGCAAATTCTTTGTTGCATCAAAATCTGCTTTCAATAAAAACCCAAAACTTAATTATAACCACAAAGACATTATAAAGAACCATGGTCACGCACCCGGTCTTGTAGAAAAACTCCATGCATCTTTGAATCACCTCAAGAAAATTGCACCCAAGAGTGGTGTATACCAAGGAGATTTGATGTATTCCGAGGGTGATAAGAAAGAATCCAAAAAAGGAATTTCATTTACTCCTAATACCATTACATATACTGCCAAAGGTACTGATGCCGATAAAATTAAAGCATCCAAACTTGGTATCATAATCCATCAGCAATATCACGGCAAAGATTTGGAATCAATGGCTGCCGATCCGCATCCAGACTTGCATAATTTTGCTCATCATACTGATGTGTGGCACAAGTCAGCTAACCATGATACAAAACAAATTCACTATTCTGAAAGTGACCAGAAAGAATTTGAAAAACACTTGGCTAGTGCTCAAAAAATACATAACGACAACAAAATGACAATGTATAAAGCTACAGAGCCACATCGTGGTGAAGCTGGTCATTTGGCAACATATATTAATCATACTGTTAGGACTGATGAAGTTCCTACAGCCGAAGGCCTAAAAAAACATATTGCAAATCAATATAAAAAGGCTGGAGCAAAGTTAAAAACTCCAATAGCTCAAAGTCGTAAGAATACTGAAAGCCAAAGTCACTTGCAGCATATTGATGCTAATAAACAACACTATGATAAGCTTTTGGCGATGCACCACCATTTACAACAGGCAAAAAATCTATTAGTATCCACACTAGCACAACACGAAGGTGGTCTAGAACATCATATTGACGACAAGAAAACCGGACCAGAAGGTTTTGTTGTGAATCATGCCGGAGAACCAACTAAATTGGTAAATCGTGCTGAATTTGCTAAAGCTAACTTGTTGAAGGTGAGGAAATGAAAAGTTTTTTAGAAATGTTGTCCGAAGCGGAAGGTCGTGGAACAATGACCGCAAGTGGTCCAGCATCACTCGAACACGAAAAAAAATATATTACTCCACACTTGGGCAGTGAAGAATTTACTCATGTGTTAGATAAAAATCATGATGGAGTTCCTGCTGGTTCAAATTTGCGATTAACTAAAGCCGAACGTTTAGATGGAAAACTTCATGTGCATGCTTTTGATGATAATACAAAAGAAAGTCACGTTATTCCGATTTCAAAAATTCGTAAGCCTGGCGAAGCTCCTAAGAATGAAGGACACAAATATGAAATTGCTACATTCGAAAGATTCAAAAAAGCAGGCATAACACCTGCTGATGCTAGTCATGCTGGTTCAACCGCAGGTACAGATGTTCCAATTGAAAATAAAAGAAAGAAAGAAATCCATAAAGGTAATATTATTTCTGGTGAAGTAAAAGAAGGTACAACTGCTGCAATGGGACAACTAACCATTAACCATACTCCGGAAAATGGGTGGCATATTACTGATAAAGCAAGAAAAAATAGGCCAAAGTATGCGGCCGCAATTGAAAAGGCCGGATTACTAGAACACATGAATAAACATCAGGATCCAGATAAACACAAAATTGAAACTACTGCTTCTGGTCGTGCAAAATCAATTACATTTAAACATCCAGATTTGAGTCCTGCAGTATCCTACCTAAAAGACCACCATGTTGATGTTTTGCATGTGGGTAGTGGTTATGGAACATATAAAGTAAATAATAAAGATGTGACAGATCATGGACTGCCATCAATCAAAGGCAAAGGTAAATTCATAATTCGTGAAAAACAAGCTGGAAACAAAAGAGCAAGGACAATTGCTTTCCATCCAGATGGTGTAAAAGGTTTGGAAAAAAGTCATGTTAATTTAGATAATGACGACCATCTAGAACATTTTGCCAAAACATTAGGACACAGAGATTAATGAAGTCATTTTTAGAATTATACGAAGAAAAAGAAACCACAAAGAAGCCTGTGGTAATGGCTTTTGGTCGTATGAATCCTCCAACCACCGGACACCTTAAATTAATTGATAAGGTTCGTGGTGAAGCAGAAAAACAAGGTGCAAATCATGTCGTTATTGTTTCTCATTCACAAGATTCCAAAAAAAATCCATTAAGTGGTGAACAAAAAGTCAAACACCTTAAACGGTATTCACCAGGAACTCATTTTGAAAAATCTTCAAAAGAAGAACCAACAATATTACACCATGCAGCAAAATTACACGCAAAAGGCCATGATAAATTGACTGTTGTTGCTGGTTCTGACCGGGTTAAAGAGATGCACGATTTGTTACACAAATATAATGGTGTAGAAGGTCGCCACGGACACTATAATTTTAAGAAAATTTCAGTAGTATCCGCTGGTCACCGTGATCCTGATGCCGAAGGTGCAGAAGGTATGTCTGGTACCAAAATGAGAGAACACGCAAAAAACAAAGATTTTTCATCATTCCGCCAAGGTGTTCCTGCCCATGTGTCCGATAACCATGCCAAAGAACTTATGCACGATGTTCGTGCTGGTATGGGATTAAATGAATCCGTAAACCGTGGTCAGTTTAGAGCCATCTTTGTGACTGGCGGACCTGGTTCAGGTAAAGACATTATCATTCGTGAAGCCATCGCTGAGTCTAAAATTGTAGAACTCAACCTAGTTCAGGCCTATGACTACCTATCGGATAAACAAAGGTTATCAGAAAAATCTAGTGACTTCCGCAAAGAAGGTCTCAGGAATCGTGGTCCATTGATTATTAATGGTCCTGCTGATGATGTTGCTCGTATTTCTTATATCAGAGAAGAACTTGAAGAATTAGGTTACGAAACCTTGATGATTTTTGTTAATACCACAAACGAAGCCAGCCAAGAAAGAAATTCTCTATTGTCCAGAATGATGGTTGAGTCGGTAAGACAAGAAAAATGGGTGAAAGCACAAGAAAACACTAAATATTTCACCGAGGCATTCACTAACTTTATTGAGTTTGATAATACTGGTAGAATAGAGTCCAAAGAAGAAGATATTACTGAAATATACCTCACAACAAAACTTTTTCTAGATTCTAGAGCAATTAATGAGATTGCCGATGATTGGTTTACAAGAAACAATAAAGTAGATATTAACGAAAGATTTGCCTCACTATTTAAGGAAGATAATGTTAAAAAAGATTCTAAGTCTATTCAGACTAAAACCGTTGGTAAATACAACCCCAACTTTAGATCAGCCAAAGGTCCAGCCGACATTAAGCCAGACAACTCCGGCTCCCTCGTCAGCGGCCAAGATTCAATCAAAGGCGACACGGGACCAAGGAAAAAAACAACCAGCTCAGTCACGGGCGGATCTTGGAGCGGCGCATACGAAGAAGCGCAGCCCACACTCAAAATCAGTCCAGTCCCCAAAGAGCCGAACTTCCAAAAAGACAACGACAAAAACAAAAAGTTAAAGCGTGGTGATACTTCATTAAGCGCTGGTCGTGTAGGTAGACCAGACGGAGTAGGACAGAGTTATGATACCCGTGCAGGCGGTCAAGGTGCTGCAGCAGGCGCCGGTCTAGGACAAGGCATGGGTGAAAGTCAGGAATATAGTAACGCACAACCTTCCAGTTCAGCATTACCAGGAAGTAGTGTTATGTCGCCAAATCCTTTGAGTTCAGCTTATGAGCCGAAGAAAAAGAATTTTAAATATTTTAGAAAAACAATTAAAGAGTTTAATGGATTCCAAAACGATGTTGAATCCGGTGTCGGTGGAGTACTAGGCGGTTCTGGTAATAAAGAAGGTATGGATACCTATAAAGATCAAAATAGAAATATTGGTATTGAAATAATCAAAAAGAAAAAGAAAAAGGGAGCACAATAAAATGTTTGCTAAAAAGTTTGTATCACAATCTATGATTGATGCAGTTAATCAAGTTCTTGGTGAAACCAAAGAAGAAGTTTCTCCACAAGTACTATTAGATGAAGCTGCCGAAAAAGTACCTACTCCAACCGGCATGAGAGTTTATGGCACAAGTTATGGTAACTCCGCCAAAGCTCGTAAAGACCAGACCAAAGCTGCTGTTGATACAATGAAAGGTCCTAAGGACAAAGAGTTATTAAAAGACGATGAAATTGATGAAACTGGTTTTCATAAAGCCGCTCACGGTGCCAAGAAAGCAGGACAATCTCATTTCGAATTTCAAGGTAAAAAATATCCGGTTACAGCAAAATCTCATGCTGAAGCTGTTGAAGAAGAAAGTGATTGTGTAACTAAGCCACAAGCAAAAGATATTGCTAAAAAGGAAGTTGGTAAGCACGAAAAAGGTATGCACGGTAAATCTGGTGAAGTTGCAAAACATGAAAAGAAAATGCACAAAGAAGAAATGACTTTTGCTGAAAGATTGAAAGCTTCACTTACAGAAAATAAAACTGATGGCACAATTGAAAATTTCACCGACAACAATCTTGGTGAAATGTCTGACGCTCAAATGAAGAAGCGTGAGAAGATTGTTATGTCCATGAAAAAAGGTGAAGCTGGTATGAAACAACGTTACGGTAAAAATTGGAAGAATGTGATGTATGCTACTGCTACTAAGCAAGCTATGAAAGAAGATTCTTCTGATGAGTGGGAAGGTGAAGAATTTAAAGAAGAAGTTGAATTGGATGAAGCCGCAACTCGTAAAGACTTTCAAATGGTTGCTGATTTAATCCGTGCAAATGATAGTCACGATAAGCGCAAAGAATTAGCTGGCCATCATGCTGCCATTTTTGCTCAACAAAATCCACGTTTTGACCATCACAAGTTTATGAAAGCTTGTGGAGTATCTCATGAAGTTTATGGTGAAGAAGTTAAGAAGTCCGATGTTCCCGCTTTCTTACGCAAAATGCGTGGCGACAAACCATTATCAATGAAAGATGTTAAATCTGGTGATAAAGATTCTATTTCACACAAAGATAACCTTGCTAAAGCTCGTAACGAAGAAATTGAATTTGTTGAAGAAGATATTGAAGTTATCCAAGATAAAAATGTACACAAAACCACAACAGATATGTTAAAAGGTCGTGTTGAAGGCGGAAAATTAAATGCCTTCAAAAACTTCAAAGTAAATTTAGTAACTTCTGGTGAAGAATCAATTCCAAACGAAGTTGATAAGGGTGAAGATACAAAAGAAAAACAAAAAATTACTACTAATCCAGGTCCAGTAGAAATTAAATTTGATGATAAGTTGGGCAATCCTACACCGCAAAGCCATTTTTCTGATAAAAAAAAATTAAATACTGAAGCTGTCCGTGGAGAGTTAAAGCAGATTCGCCAAAAAGAAGGAAAGATGCGTGACCAAGAAGTAAATGATTTTGCAAAAGACCAGAAACAAAGTAAATTGGTTCATTCTAAAGAAGAAGCTGAATTAGAAGAAAAAGTTATTGCTGGAACTCCTGGTTGGGAAAAAATGCCAAAGAACGTTAAAGATAAATCTGGCGCAGTTCATACTCCAATGTCCCGTGCAAAAGATTTAGCTCGTCAATCATTCAAAAAGATTAAGAATGAAATGTTAGGCAAAATCTCTAATTAAGAGAATACGATGAAGAAATTAAAAGCTATGATTAAAAAGAATCCCGAACCAGCAAAATCAGCAAATGTTGATCCTGGTCAACTAGGCCAATATTCTGCAACCAACCAAGTTTCAGAAGATGGTTCTTTGAATACTTTTCTTTCTTCCAGAGGTATCAATCCTAAATTTGTTTCTAGGGATACTAAAATTTCTCATGCAAAATCTAACGAATATAAAAAATGGAAGCAGAATCATATGTTTGAAGAAACTTTAATCGAAAGTGCTTTACTGGACAGATATTTAAGTTCTAGGGGTATCAATCCAAAATATCTTCCAACGGATAAGAAAATTGCTTACTCTAAGTCAAATGAGTTCTTAACTTGGAAACAAAGTCATATGCGTGAATCTATTACTACTGGTCGAGAAAAAGGTACCGATGATACCATTCGAAATACTGATTCTGATTCTCCAACCAAGAGTAGAGCAGATATTTTAAAGAAAGCAATGAAGCATTATAAAATTGCTACTCCACCTGGAGCTTTGAAAAAAGAAGGTTCGCAAACTCCTGAATTAACGCCAGAAGCAGTTCAAAAGCCAAGTGCTTTAGAGAGATTCCGACAAGATACTAAGAAGCGTGTTAAGAAACATGCTGAGATTAAGAGTAAAGAAACTAAAGATGGTTCCGGTATGAGTTCTGCTATTGACCGATTAGAGAAACATTTGAATAAAGAAGATGTTGGTGATGGCAAGGCTGCCGTAAATGCTGATGGTCTACCTAGTCCACAATTAGAGCCAGTATCCGAGAAAAAGAAACAAATGTCCAAATCTGCTCGTATGATTAAAGCATTATATAAGAGTAAAAGAATGGTCAAAGAAGATTTGTACGACCACGAAAAAGAAGATAAATCTGTGGCTACTTATGGTAAGAAACCAAAGTTTGATAAATCTGAAAAAGATGATGGCGGTGAGAATAAACCAACGGCCGCAGCAACTTTAACTGGTGGAACAACTTTAACCGGTGAAAAACGTGATGATGTGGAAATTGATCCGATGATGAGAGTCCGTCCAGGTCAACCTGATCCATTCAAGAAGGATGACAAGAAAAAAGACGGTAAAGATGGTAAAAAAGAAGAAAAGAAATAAGATAAATAGTAAGATAACCAAGGACAATCAAGGAGAAAAAAATGTCAAAATGGGGAAATACCGATTCCGCTAACAGTAAGCCTTTATTACCAGTAGAGCGCCAAGTTAGGGAAGTAACAGTTTTATACACGGCAAACGCAACTACAAGCGGTAGCAATGTCGTATTCACAACACCACCAGACACAAATTTGGTTGGTTCTTATGTTTATACGCTTGACGCCAACAATGCAGTTGCTAGATTTGTAGATACATCTATCATTGATCCTAATGATGTTGCTTTCTTAAAATCCAATAATACTGTTGCTGCTGTTAGTACTGCAAATAGTTCAGTTCGTTTAGCTAATAATGTTATTGCAACATTAGCTGCTGGCCAACCAGTATATTTTGCTAATGCAATTAGCTTCCATTCAGGTACACAAGCAGTTACATATTTTGCTGATACCATTTTGGTTACTCCTACCCGTGCAGCTAACGGAAATACTGCTATTGCTAATACAGGTAACTTTAGTGCTGGTTGGGTTCATATTCAGAAGAAAACCAATAACGATGGCACAGTTCGTTATCTGAAAGAAACTTTAGTTGCTCTTGCTAATCCTGTGGCTTCCAACACAAGTTCAGGTAATACAAGTTTTGGTTCTGTAGTTACAGGTCTGTAATTAATCCAAGTTGTGGTGCTTCGGTGCCACAACTTTTTTCATTATGACAATATAATAAGAATAAAAATATGTTTGATGAATTGAATGAAGATAATTTTATGATGTACGCAATGAAGTGTTATACTTCACCAAATTGTGTTATGTCAGAATTTGAAGGAGATATTAAAAGAACCAAATATCTAAAACGTTTATTTCGTAGATATAAGGTTGCTAAAATTCTCAAAGAACGATTGATATTGAATCATATCATTCTATTGAATAATGTTTTTGGACCAGAAGTTACTGCAAGAATATTATTTTATAGAATAGATGAACGAGATTACGATATATTAAAAACTTTTTTGTGTTATTTAAATATAATGCCAGAAATGATTTACGGCATTAAGGGTAAAAATATAAATTCATACGATATACCTATGGATTTACATATCGCAGAGATATTAAGGAAAATATGAAATCATTTAAACAATATACTGAAGCTTGCTGGACAGGATATACAGCCAAAGGCATGAAGAAAAAAGGTAACCGTATGGTACCCAATTGTGTACCAGAAGAATCTGAATTGGAAAAGAAAGCTTCCAAATATGACTTCACTAAAACTAAATCTGGTAAACCTGTACCCAAACAAACTAAACCATTCCGTATGGGTAATGAACCAATATCAAATATTAAAGAAGATGGCATAGGTGGTGGTGGTGGTGGTGCAGTTGCTACCGGACCAACTAATGTAACTGGTGTTGCAACTTCTACCGATCCAGCAAGTGCTACTGCTGTTAATAGAAAAAAGAAACGTAGTCCTATTTTAATGAGAATGGCCACCAGAAAGGCACCTAAGTGATTGACATCCAAAAAAGAATCAAAGAGAAATTTGGATTAGAAGCAGAAGTAGTTGAAGCAGCAAATGTTTTATTTTTAAGAGTTCAAGGATTAGATAACGTTTCTCTTGCTGATTGGATTGGAGTAGAATTTCATAACACTTATGTTAGTGTAAAGAACAGAAAAACATTTGAGTTCTCCGATGATGGATGGATTAAAATAGAAAAAAATGATAACAGTAGAACAACTTCAAGTAATACTGCCACATAACACAACATTAAATTCTTTGTGTTCGGTGTTAAATGACTTATTACCAAAATATGATATTAATACAAAGAATAGAATTGCTGGTTTTTTAGCGCAATGTGCAGTTGAGTCGATTGAGTTTACAACATTAAAAGAAAATTTAAATTATGGTCCACAAAGTTTAATGAGAACTTGGCCAAAATTGTTTCCTTATGTTGGTATAGCAGAACAATATGCTCACCAACCAGAAAAGCTTGCTAATTATGTTTATGCAAATAGGTATGGTAACGGTAGTGTAACAAGTGGTGATGGATGGTTATACCGTGGTCGTGGTGCTATTCAAACCACCTTTCACGACAATTATAAGGTATTTGCAGTTTCTATTGGAATGCCAATAGATAAAACAGTTGCTTATTGTGAATCATTGTCTGGTGCCGTGGAGTCTGCTTGTTTTTATTGGAAGATGCATAATATTAATGATGATTGTGATTCTGATGATATTGAAAGTATGACACACAAGATTAATGCTGCTGAATTAGGATTGTCGCAGAGAACAATGTATTACGAAAAGGCGAAGTCAGTATTATGATGACATTATTACTTTGGTTGTTTAATTACATACCAACATTCTTTATATACATTGCATTTGCAATAGGTGTGGTGCTTTATCTCTTTTCTGAGATGGCCACAATGCGAATTGCTCAGATTGTAACATCGAGTTATTTAACACCAGCTCTTATGAGATTAATTGGTGTATTATTAATGGGATCAAGTATTTTCTTTTTAGGTATATCGTTTAGTGATGCCCAATTTAAAAAAGAATTGGATAAAAAGAACCAAGAAATTGCTAAAATTAATGAATCAGCAAAAGATATAACTGTTCAGACCGAAATTAAGTATGTTTATAGAGATAAGATTATTAAGGAGAAGGGTGATGAAATTATTAAATATGTTAACACTAAAAATGATAGCGACTGTAACTTGCACAATTCTACTATCGAGTTGCTCAACGCTGCCGCAAAAAACGACCTTCCCAACCCCACCAGATCAGTTGATGCAACCAGCTCCGGAGTTGAGCTTAGTGCCGTTGAAAAAATAATTATAGAAAATTATAACAAGTATAACGCATTAAAAAATAAAAACGATCTATTACAAGAATGGATTAGAGAGCAACAAAAGAATAATAAATGAAACAAATAGTAAAACAATTGTTAACAGGTAAAGATAATGAAACTTACGATTTAGGTCGTATATCTTGGGTTCTTTGCGTACTTGCAACTATTGCATTTTGCATATACAACTTAATACACAACATACCATTTACATTGGAAGATTTTGGTCGTTCAATAGCTGCTATTGTTGGAGTTCATGGTGCAGCTATTTGGGCCAAAAGGGATACTGAGCCTAGTCCACAAGCTGATTCAGATCAAAATAATAATAATAAATAAGAGATCAAGATGGCAGACAATGTTACGCAATTAAAAGTTGATGTGGAAGTATTAAAAACCCAAGTCACCACAATAACTTCCCTTTGTACAAAAATGGATACGGTTATTGAGAAACTTGTGGACCAACAAGAAAAATATACCGCACAAATTTACAAAGACATGGAAAATCGTAGAATAGAAAAGAATGCCGAGATCAAAGAGATTCACGACCGCATTGATACCGTTATTGATAAAGTTCAAATTACCGAATTGCGCATTATGGATGAAATTAAACAATTGCGAGCAGAACTAAGCAAAAGGCAAGAAAAAGATTCCGGCAAATTGGATAATATTTCTAATAGAAACTGGATGATTGTTGGTGGTATTATTGCCGCAGCATTTATTGTTAGTCGTGTGGTAGAAGTTATAGGACACTTGACAAAGTAGTATTATTGTAGTATTATCATAGATTATGAGCGTTTATATTGATAGAAATTTCCTCCTCCAAGTTTCACCAAAATTACAGAGGTTCTCCCGTAAAAAGGACGACCTCTATAATTTCCGTTGTCCACTCTGTGGGGATTCCCAAAAAAATAAAACTAAAGCCCGTGGTTTTGTCTTCCGTAAAAAGAATGACTACTTCTATATGTGCCACAATTGTGGTGTATCTACCACCTTCTATAATTTCTTAAAACAGGTTGATCCTAGCCTATTACAAGAATACCAATTGGAAAGATATAAAAATGGAGAAACCGGCAACAACAATTATCCAAAGCCAAATTTTGAGGAATTCAAAACGGAGAAACCGACCTTCAAGAAGTCCCTTGAACTTCCGACAATTGACTCATTACCAGAGGCGCACTTTGCTAAGATATATGTTCAGCAGAGAAGGATTCCAGAGACCTTTCACTCGCAACTATACTATGCGGAAGACTTTGCAGCCTTCATACAAACTCTTGGGATTGAAAAAGAGGGTCTTTATAAAAACGACAAACGGCTCGTCATTCCCTTCTATAACAAAGAGAAAAATCTTGTGGCTATCCAGGGTCGCTCGTTGGGTGAATCGAAACTCAGGTATATCACATTAAAGTTACATGATGATAATAAAAAGGTCTTTGGACTAGACCGAGCCAATACGGAATCGTTAATATGTGTAACCGAAGGTCCTATTGATTCCATGTTCCTGGAGAATGGTGTAGCAACAGCAGACTCTAACCTAGAATCGATTACCGATGTATTGGACAAATCGGAGGTGGTTCTGGTGTTCGATAACGAGCCTCGTAACAAAGAGATCGTTAATAAGATAGAACACGCAATAGACAACCATTTTAATGTTGTTATTTGGCCAGAATTCATTGGTGAAAAAGACATCAATGATATGGTCGTCAAAGATAATTTTTCATTGGATGAAATCCAAGATATTATAGATAAAAATACCTTTGTAAATTTAAGAGCGAAAATGGAGTTTGTGAATTGGAAAAAGATTTAATCAATTGGGTACAAAGGATTTCTGAGAAGAAGGATGAACTTGGTGGGTTTAGTGTTTGTCCTTTTGCTAAGAAAGCACTAGAAGAAAAAAAAGTTTTCTGGTCATACATCGGACAGGAACCAGTAGCATACATACTAAGATATATTGAAGCAACAATTGAAGATTTTGAGGTAATAGTTTTCTACAATCTCAAAAAAAACTTGACAGATGAAGATTTATTAAGTATTATATCAAAACTACAAGACAAGATGCCAGACATGGTATTTTTGAAAGACCATCCAGATAATCCTGGATTTATTAATGGAGTGAATACTAGTAACGGTGAATATCCCGCAGTTCTTGTACAACCCCGAAATAAATTAGAAGAGGCTCGTAGTAAGCTATTAAAGACGAAGTATTACGATTCTTGGTCAGAAGAATATAAAAAAGAAATATTTGCATACGGCAGTAAAAAATAATAATAAAGGAAAATAACATGAGCGTAGTTAATAGTAACATGGACATCACACAAGAGATTTTATCAGAAATAACAGTTTACAATAAGTACGCAAAATATATTCCAGAATTAAAACGTAGAGAGTCATGGGAAGAAATTGTTGAACGCAACATGGCCATGCATATTAAGAAGTTTCCACAGTTAAGAACAGAAATTCAATCTGTTTACAAAGAATTCGTATTCACCAAAAAAGTTTTGCCTTCAATGAGGTCAATGCAGTTTGGTGGAGCACCAATCGAAATATCCAATACAAGAATTTTTAATTGCTCATTTTTACCTATTGATGATATTGATGCCTTTTCCGAAGTGATGTTTCTATTGTTATCAGGAACAGGTGTAGGTTATTCGGTTCAAAAACATCATGTTGATAAATTACCTATCGTACAAGGTCCTACATCCAAAGGTCGTAGATTTTTAGTAGGTGATTCCATCGAAGGTTGGGCTGATGCAATTAAGGTGTTAATCAAAGCTCACTTCAAAGGTAAATCGGATCCGATTTTTGATTATCGTGATGTTCGACCTAAAGGCGCTCGTTTGATTACTTCTGGTGGTAAAGCACCAGGTCCCGATCCATTGCGTATCTGCATTGATAAAATTCACGCAGTATTGAATGGTGCTCGTGGTCGTCATATAACATCACTAGAAGCACACGACATTAATTGCCATATTGCAGATGCCGTTCTTTCTGGTGGTATTCGTAGAGCCGCTATGATTGCTCTATTCAGTTTTGATGATTTGGATATGTTATCGTGTAAAGCTGGACCGTGGTGGGAATTAAACCCACAGCGTGGCCGTGCTAATAATTCAGTAGTGTTACACCGTGAGTATACCACAAGAGAACAGTTTGATATTGTTTGGAAGAAGGTTGAAGAATCTGGTGCAGGTGAACCAGGAGTCTATTGGACAAACGATTATGATTGGGGTACAAATCCGTGTGTCGAAATTGGTTTGCGCCCCTTCCAGTTCTGTAATCTAACGGAGGTTAATGTTTCAGACTTAGTTGACCAAGAAGATTTAAATGCTCGAGCAAGAGCTGGTGCTTTCATTGGAACACTACAAGCCAGTTATACGGACTTCCATTATCTCCGTTCCATTTGGAAAGAAACAACCGAATTGGATGCTTTGATTGGTGTATCAATGACGGGAATTGGTTCAGATAAAGTTACTCATTTGGACATGACTGCAGCCGCAAAAGTAGTATTGGAAGAAAATGCTAGAGTTGCTGAGTTGATTGGTATTAATAAGGCTGCAAGAACAACAGCAGTTAAACCTGCCGGCACGACTTCATTGGTATTAGGCACATCATCAGGTATTCACGCATGGCATAATGACTTCTATGTTCGGCGTATGCGTGTAGGTAAGAACGAAGCCTTGTATCGTTACATGAGTGAAAATCTTCCTGCGTTAATTGAAGATTGTAATTTCAAACCCCATATCGAAGCAGTTATGTCCTTTCCACAGAAAGCACCTGCTGGATCCATTCTTAGAACCGAATCATTCATGCACTTATTGAAAAGAGTAAATAAGTTTAGTAAAGAATGGATTGCACCTGGTCACCGTGATGGATTAAATAATCATAATGTATCTTGCACCATTTCATTGAAAGCCAATGAATGGGAAAAATGTGGAAATTGGATGTGGGATAACAGAGAAAGTTATAATGGAATTGCCGTTTTACCATATGATGGTGGCACATATATTCAGGCACCATTTGAAGATATTACCGAAGAAAAATTTAATGAGATGGTGCCTTTACTACATAGTATTGATCTAACTCAAGTTATCGAATTCGATGACAACACAACACTTACCGACCAAGCAGCTTGTGGTGGCGGTGCTTGTGAAATTAAATAAAGGTAAAGAATGACTCAGAAACATCTATCTGGCGATTGTGCCAATTGCGAATCAACTTATACGGTATCATTTATGGAAGAAATGGTTTCTCAAGATTTACCGGAGCATTGTCCGTTTTGTGGTTCTGAAATAGAAGAACTAACTGAAGAATATACCGAAGAAGAAGATGATTTAGATATTGGAGATTGGGACTAATTTACACTTATCGTTGTGCCAACGACCAATATTTCCTATTGTTGTAATTATACCACAGTAACGACATTGTTTGTTTGGTACATTTAGGTGTTTCGAAGCTTCAGGTTTACCAAACATAGGATTATTTTTTCCTAATTTGGTTAAACTCTTTTTCATATTACTTTCCGGTGAAAACACTGGTTTATGACCTTTTTTGAATGAACCTTTGTTGGTTCTCATAGTTTTCATAGGATTAGTTTCACTATCAAAACCACAAGAACTTTTTCTACGGTTCATACATCTTGGTTTACCAAAATGTTCATACAAGTATTTTTGTTCCAAAACTTTGAGTGAATCAATGGAATCTGCGTATTCTATAATTTCTCTGGATAAATTGGATAGTTTTTTTATTTTTCTTACCCAAGTACCCGAACCCATATAACCATCATTTAGATTTGTAGTAGAATGTCTACCATAATAGTAGTTTCCGTTAATATGTGTTGTCTGATAAATGAAATGATAAATACTCATGCTGACACGGTCCTTTCGTATTAGAGTATGTGCGGATGCCAGTCCGGCGACATACACTTATTTATACGGAGAATAACATGGATTTGAGAACAACCATCATAAAAACACTTTTAGGTGAACAAATTACATCTGAAGATGTTCTGTTGGAATCTGATTTACCCCAAGAACATAAAGATATTATAAAAAGTCAAGGCATTGAAGGTTATGAACACTTTTTAAGAAATGAAAAATTAAAAAAACAACCAACCAAAAAACATAAGTTGGATGTTTTGTCACAATGGCGCCAAAGCAAAAAAATTAATGCCAAACAATATGCCAAACATATTGATGAGCTTTAATAATGATATGGCAATATGAAGGTAAAGATTTTACAGATGACTTAATTGGTGATAATTACGGGTTCGTGTATCAGATTAAAAACCTGACGAATAACAAAATGTACATAGGCAAGAAATTCTTTTATTCTGCCAAAACCAAGCAAGTCAAAGGTAAAAAGAAACGATACAAAGCACCAAGCGATTGGCAAACTTACTATGGAAGTAGTGCCGAACTAGCTAAAGATGTGTTATCATTAGGTCATGAACAATTCACCCGTGAAATTTTACATCTCTGCCAGTCCAAAGGCGAATGTGGTTATCTCGAAGCAAAAGAGCAATTTATCCGTGGCGTTATGGAAACGGATGAATACTACAACAATTGGATTATGGTA